TAATTGATTTTGAATTAATTGTTCATTAAAATTATTCCCTAAATAAGGAGTATTAGGATTACTATTTTCTTTTTCTTTTTGTTCTTCTTCAGTACAAGATTCTATAGCATTATCTAGTAAAGCTAACATTTGTAATACTTTAACTAATAAACTTAATAAAAGGGCTATAATAGAAGCAATTCCAGGGAGTAATAAACCATATTTTTTTAATTGTCTTTTACCTCCTTCTACTATATTTGAAGAAGCTGAGGGTATTGGGGTTGCTAATGTAGATGGTATAAAAGTTAAAATTTGAGCTGCAATCAGTAATGCATCTGCAACTGTAATTAATTGTTGGGTAGATGTTACTGTTACATTTATTTTATCTAAAAATTTATATATATTATTAACTGCTTTAGTTAATTTATTTCTTTTTTGGATTAGTTTTTTTAATTCTTCTGGGTCTTCAGGACAAGCAAGTCCTAAATCTTTAAATCTAATTCCTGCAGCTAACAAAGCTATAGCTTTAGGTATATCACAAATATTAAATCTAGCTAATAAAGCAGCTATAGCTCCTAATAATCTGGTTTTTATGTTATTAATAATTTTATTCATTTCTAATTGAAATCTCATTTCTAAATTTATTTTAGGTAATGATAATTTCTTTAATTCAATATCAGGAAGTATAAAATTAGGTTTTTGTAATTTAGGAAAATCAGGTTCAAAAGGGTCTAATTGAATTACCCCTAAAGAAGGTCTAATAAGTCCATTTAATCCTATTAATGAAATTTCTTTTTGACACCATCCCTTTTTTTTAATTTTTAATTTTGGAACTTTAGGTGGGTCTGGTGTTTCTGGTATATCAGGAAGGCCTGGTACTTTTGGAACTTTTAATTTTGGAGTTTTAATCTTTGGGGTTTTGTCCCTTGGGATTTTTATTTTAGGTGTTTTTATTTTAGGTGTTTTTTCTTCTTTTTCTTTTTGTTTTTTAATTCTTTTATCTCTTTCTTTTCTTCTTTTTTCTTTTGGATCTTCAGGTTCCGAAGTTACAGGTGGTGGTAATTTAACTGTTTTACCTTTAATTTTTTTAGTTTTTATTTTTACAGGTTTTTCAGGTTTAAATTTTTTAGGTTTTTCAGGTTTTTCTTTTTTTATTTTGTCTTTATTTTTTTTATATTCTTCTTCTTCATCCTCAAACTGTAAAAGAAAACTACTTCTATTATTTTTCCATTCAATTTTTCTAAAATTAATATTTAATGAAAATGAAGGCCAACTAAAATTCCATGAAAATTTTTTTCTTTTTTTCTTTTTAGGGATATCATCTTCATTATTTATAGTTCGTAATTCAGGAATTGATGATGTTGGAGAAGTCAATATTGGTTCTCTTGGAGTAATTCTAGACATATCAATAACTTCAGCTTCTACTGTTTCTTTACCTGATGGTAAAAATTCATCATCATATGTACCTTCTAAAACAAAATCTCCATTATCATCTGTAACTGCTTTAGTACCATTTAGATCTTCAATTTCTACCCCCTGTATAGGAGAACCACAACCTTGATCTAGGGATTTAATACCTAAACTTGCTATAATTTTTCCTTCTATTTTATAAGGTTTCTTTTTACATATTTCCATATCCCCAGTTAACATTATTTCTTTTAAATCTGGGTTAAGATCTTCTGATAGATATTTTTCAGCTACTACTTTAAAATCAGGATTATAAGGTTGAGTAGATCCATAGGTATATTCTTGGACATAACCCTCAGGGAAATTTTTTAAATAAGATATTACAGATAAATCTTCTTCATTTGGGTATTTAATTACTTGTAAAGTCCCAATAATACCGTCAGTTTTAGAACATAATGTAAATTCTTTTAATACTTCAGGATCCGTATTTACTTCTGGGAGGATTGGGCATATAAAACCTGGAATAGTAAGTTGGTCTCCTTTTTTTATAAAATTTTCATCTTCTAATAATTCTCCTTTTGAACTATAACCACTTCTACCAAGCAAATATTCTAAATTAGCATCTATAATTTGATCGCCTCTTACAACATCATCTAACATTCCTCCTTTACCATCATTAAAACTTGAACAATAAACCCTATGATTTCTTGCTATTTTAACAATCCAATCTCCTTTAACTACTGTATAGGTTAAAGGATAAATTGCATCTATTTGATCCTGATCTGTAGCAGTTGCCTGAGATTCTCCGGTGCTAAAAAGTTCTGCCATTTACTCTGTTTTACATTTATCCGATAATATATTAGGTAAGCCATCTTTAACAATTTTTAAAGCTTGAAGACAATTTTGTGCCTGAACTGAAATTGCACTATCTGGGATGGGCAATCCTCCAGGATATAGTGAAGAATATTGTAAAGTATCTACCAATTGTATTAAAACTGAAAGTACAAAATCTAAATTATCCTTTAAAGTATCTCCTAAAACTAAAGATTCACATGCATTTTTTGAACCTAATAGGATTTCATCTCCAACATTTACAATAAAACTTTCAGGGGTATCAAAATTTAATCCTTGTTTTGAATTTAAATTAATAGTTTTTTTAGAACTTAACATTATATGGTCTTCAGTTGAGTTAAAAAATAAACGACCTGAGTTTATTATAACTTGGTTTTTTGTATAAGAATTTGGAGATGGTGGAGCATTTTTATAAGAAGAGTAATCTTGACTAGAAGCACTTATAGGTAATTTTTGAGTTGAAGTTAAATATATAGATGATAAATCATTATTAATATCTTCAGTTATAGGTACCCACCCTTCATCCAATGATCCTGAAGGTTGACCATTTCTTAATAATGTAATAGGATCACCATTCTTACCAACATTAGACCAATTATTTAAAGCTTCGGATCCTGAAGCTTTTGCAGTGCTACCTAATCGTATACTATTACCCCATCTACCTTGATATATACTATCCCCAGAAAAAGGTTGTAAAGGATGTATGTTTTCTTTTTCAATAAATGTATTTTGGTTTAAATTTAAATCACTTTTAAACATATCAACATCTTCATCATATGGAGGGAATGATGAATTTATAGAGGGAGTATTTGTAATACTAGTCTTTCTATAATTCTGTAATTTTCCTTTTATTCCTTCTTTTTTTTCTTCTGGAAAAGCATTATGATTGGCAGCATTCCATAAATTTATAACATTTAAATAATAATAAGATTTTTGAGAATCATCTAAGTCTATACTAGTATCAGGTAATTTAAAAATTAAAACTAACTCATCTTTTAAAGGGTAATATGCAGATTGAGGAAATAAGGGTTTTGCAACATTTGTTCCTCCTGATTTATACCCTTGTATTGTAAAAAATATACTACCAATAGCACTAAATCCTCCATATTTTTTAATTTCAGGATAATCTTTATTTAAAATAATATCAGTTACTCTACCAACTAGTGTTAAAGATTTTATTTTTGATTGAATTTCAGAAAGTTGAGATAACCCACTAGTTTGAACATCTGTTGGAACTTCCCTATTTGCTGTTAAACCATATTCAAGTCCCATTATTCTTCTTTTTTAGGTGGTAATTGTAAATTTTGTATTTCGTTTAGTAGTTGTTCTTTTTCTGCCTCGGAAATACCAAACCCATTATCTTCATTACCTTCGTTTGCAAATATACGTTGAAAAATTGTAGCGACCTTTATAAGTGCTTCATCATTTTTAATGCCTAATTCCATGTATTCTTTAATAAGGGGCACAATCATTGTAGCATCACCTATATCACTGATTAGCGGCTTTAATTCGTTGATTAATGCACTAATTTGTGTTTCTTTTTTCTTTTGATTGTCGTAAATTTCTTTAAGTAAATCTGAGTAGGATTTTTTACCGAATATATTTTTGTCTAAGTGGCTCATAATTATACGTTTGGTTCATGTATAAATATGATTAATTAAGATTTTTCGAAGTCTATATATCCTGTTTCTAAATAAAAAATATAACTACCTTTAAATAACCCATATAATTTAGTAGCTATTTTAGTTATTTTTGGAGTTTTAACTTCTAGACCATGGCTAGCCATTATTTCTCTAATGTAGATGTATAATGCTTTTTTATTAAATATTTCTAAATTTTCTCTTTTACGAAATAATTCTAATATTGCATCTGCTACTTTAGCATCATTACCCTTAGGAAAAAATATATCAAACCTATCTTCTACATATTTAACATAAGCATCTATAAAAATAGATAATCTATCTTTTTCTTTTTCTTCACCCATTTGATATGAGTAATTATCATCTTTAAATAATTCATCTACAGGTGCTTTTTGAACTCGTTTTTTATAATTTTTTGTATTATATACTATTAACCAGTTTTTAGTTATAGTACCAAAATATGAGTACGCTTTTGCTCCATTGTCTGGGTTGAATAAATGTAATTTGGAAAGTAAAAAGGTTATTACTTCATGTTGTAGATGTTCTATTTGGTCTACTTCTGTATAGTAAAATTTAAAGGTGTGGATTATATTTTCTGTTAATTTAAAGAAAGCATAATGTATCTCATCTCTGTATATTTGACTTCTAATTTCTGAATCTGGTTCATTATTATATCTGACAATAGCTTGTTCAGTATCTTTAGTAAAGTAGTTTTTACTCTTAGGTCGTCTTTTTTTAGCCACGGTAATCATTTTATTTCTTTTAACTTAAAATCATTCAAGATATCTTGAATTTGTTGAACGGATTTGAAAAAATGTCCAACTTCATCATCAGAAGAAAATGTACCTTTTTGATCTATTTCTTTTAACTTTTTATCCGATGCCTCTATGGTTTTAGATAATCTATCTAAATAGTTGAGATATTCTGCTAAAATGTCTTCTTGTTTTTCATTTTTACGCATTAAATTAAAAGTGGTAAATCCTAAGATTACCACTAATACTGATAGGGAAGATATTAATACTATTTCTATCATAAACTATTTAACATATTTTTTAACCCTTCACTTTTCATTGAGCCAAGTGCTTTAGTTTTTACATCCAATTTTTTAGCCTTAGGTTTATCTAAAACTTCTTCATTGAATTTTGATAGCCATACGTGTTCGAATTCGATTCTTGCTGCCATTAAGTCTGCCTGATGGACAATAAATATCATGGAAGTTCGAGGCTTTTGCTCTGGCATGTAATTTTTTAAGTAAGGCTCATTAGCTTGGTCATATAAACCATCATGTAATTTGATAGTCATCCATTCGTTTTCAGTAAGCTTAATATCATGATCAACTAACAATTTGATAGATCTGTCTGGAACTGACATATAAGCTAATTTCTTGTTATATTGATACATTTCACCTAGATTCTTTTTTCTCCAATCATCTTTAGATGGTAAATATGCCATTTCTTCACCATTACCCATTTTACCTAAATCATGGTTTATAGCTGAGAATACAAGTTCTTCAATGGTGTAATTTTGTTCTGTTCCAAACTTTTTCCATACCTCATTTATTTCTAAAGCACCTTCTATAACTCTATTAACGTGATCAATATAACCACCTGGAAATGCATTGTGGTAAGCTGTTTTATGCGATGCTGGCATTAATACAAGATCATCTTCAAATTTCTTATAAAATGCTAATACCTTTTCTCTTCTAGGATCTGAGATATAAGTGTTAATATAAGCTAAAAATTTATTCCAATTTGTTTGGATTTGTTCTGCTGTTAGACTCATTATGCTTCTCTTTCTATAATATCAACAATATCTTGGACTGTTTCTTCTACTGCTCTTTGAGCTTCATTAATAGTTGTTCTATCTCCTCCCCTATGAATCTGCATATCAAGTGTTTTTAATTGACCCTGGAGGGTTCTTAGTCTATTTTGTATTAATTTTTTATTTCTCATAACTTTATTTAATTGTAATGGGGTATTCCTTATAATACCGTGTGTCACCTTGTCACATTTTTTTTATTATACGTTTTTTTCAAACCCCGTGATGGGAATATACGATGTTAGGATTTTGACTCCAAACTATTTTCGAGATACTTTTGAATCTTAACAAAGAAAGCACATTTTTCATACTCTTCTATGTCTTCAAAAAAAGATATTGATAATTTTATAGCAGTATCCAAATGATCATCATGTTGAATCATTAAACTACCTTGCCATAATTCATCATCTATCAGACAATCTTTAATGTAACTCCATGCTCTGTGGTGGGCTATGTATTCTCCTACGTCTTCCATTCCTTCCATACCATAATCATCTTCAGGAGTTTTAAACATATTGATAAGTTTCTTTTGAAATACGTGTTGGTTTAAGATGATTTTTTTAAACATTCCAACCTTATAAGTTGGTGTTTTTTCAAAATCAACCATACTAATGGTAGAAGGTAGCGGATCAGTAGGTTTTTTATCACCACTATTAAATAAGTTAAATATAGAGTTTACATCCATTACGGTAATAAATATATTACCATTTAGACATAATCCAAATTTATTTTAACTTCTAAATTCTTTACTTAATTGTTCCAATGCAATGGAATATTCTACTCTTTCAAGTTTGGTAAGCGATGCGTACCATTTAGGAAAATCTCCTCCTTTAATTTGCATCAACTCTTCTTTTAGGTCTCTCATCATATTTTAATTTATACATACGTATATACTATACATAGTGTTTTCCAAGTTTTTCAATTGCCTCTTGTGCTTCAACGAGTGGTATATCAAAGAATTCTCTGTTTTGATTTACGCGGTAAGTTTCTAATTCTCGGTGGACTTCTTGTTCTAATTGCTCACCATTGAAGCATTGAAATGCCCATTCTACTTTGTATGGTAGAGCTACACCGGTGGAAGCACTAATTTGTTTTGCTCGTGTGTGTGGATCGTTTTTTGTATAACCTATTTTGAGTATATTGGGTAGTGTAGGATTTGATAATATGTAAACCCATTGATCAGCGTTACCCCTATTGGCGTACATATCTTTACGTCTGGAGGTGTAATATGTTATTTTATCCCACCCATCTTCATCTTTTGTTAGGGTATAGAATCGGATAGGGGAGTCTATTAAGTCTTCGTCTAAACTGAAATATTTAGTGGCTTGTTCTACAGAAATTTTTTTAATATTGGGTTTGGACATTATCGCATTTTTTGTGAACGTGCATTACGTTCGGTTAAAACTTTACTTGAGACGATCTTATTATTGTGTTTTGGTGAAACTTTTCGGTTAGTTCCATAAGCATATAACGGACCTTCATACTCCTCACCTTGTATTCTTCTTTTACCGTCAAATGATCTAAAATCAGTTGGGGTAACTCTATGCCATCTGGATAATCCTGGCATATATATTTCTAAATGTTTTGCCTCATTAAAGAGGTATTCCATTTTTTCTATGTCACCTGTTTTTTCGCTCATATTACTATAACTTTTATTTGAGTTTCTAATGTTTCACCTGGGACTGGAGCATCATGCCCATGATATTGTATCCCTTGTTCAAAATTAAAGATGGTTTCTATAAAAATATTAATAGTATCACCAACCATCTCATCATCTAATAAAAAATTTTGGGTTGGGTTGTAATTATACTTTGAATAAGATCCAACATAAGATGAAGCAACTGGAGAATCTGTATTCCAATGTTTAGGTAATTGGTATCCTGCAATATTATATGGAGGGTGAAGATTTATTAAATCATTCATAGTATAAACATATGGTCCTATGGATATTGGAGTATTTAAACCCTGATCTGTAAACCATCCCAAATAGGAATACATAGGTGTTTGGAATTGTAGCGAATCAAATATAACCCAATAATCGGAATCATATCTAGTTTCAATTAGGGGTACTCCATTTATAACATATTGATCATTCATAGGTGTTAATAATCCTCTAACCTGAAAATAATTTAACCCATCCCATTCTATTTCATAATGACCATTTATATTAGGTAAAATTTCTTGGTTTTTATATACTACAATATGTGTAGCATCACAATTTCCATTTATGCAAACACTTTGATGTATTGTTTCTTGTTTAGTACATGATGGAGCAAATATTAGTGATAATATAAGTCCTAAAAATAGTAATACTGTTTTAATTGATTCTTTCATAACTCTTATTTTAAAATGTTTTTAATCCATTGAATAGCATGTTTCAATATTATAACAAGTGTAACGGGC